ATGTTTTCAGATTCGATACTTGTTCAGATATTCAGTGATGATCGTCTCAATGGCATCCCACTTGAATATCAGTCAACGGTTGTTCATGTTGTAGAAGATGTGATTGACAGAAGATTCTACACTGATAAACCGTTTGCTTCAAGAGAAGAGATACTTGAGGATGTGTGTGAAAGATAGGAGGTCTATCATGTACGAGAATCCATATTTTGGAAATCCGTACTTGCAGCAGAATCAGCAGAGGTACGGAACTCCATACCAGCAACCAGTTCAACAGATGCAAGCTCAACAGCCTGCTTACAACCAGATGCAACAGGTCCCACAGCAGATTCAGCAGCCACAGTTGATCGGGCACATTGTTGACAGTCAAGAGACGATACAGGCAAGTGACGTTCCAATGAACGCTCCTTATGCGTTGTTTCCTAAAAATGATTTGTCAGAAATCTATTTGAAGTCATGGACTGCCAACGGAACTATTCAGACAATCGTCTTTAAGCCTGTTCAAAATCAGCAGACAGACAATTTACCGTCTACTCAATCAGAGATGAAAATAGGGCTATCTGACGATGCGACAGAAGCGTTTATGAAGAGATTTGACGAGCTTGGACGTAAGCTTGATGAACTGGAAAACTCTATGAGCAACAGCAAAACGAAAACACGGTCTACAGTCAAGAAGGATGGTGACGGAGAATGAACCCAATTAACCTTTTCGGAAATCCTCAGCAGTTTTTAAAACAGATGATGGGGAATAATCAAGTAATGAACAACCCCATGGCCAAGAATGCTCTTGATATGGCTCAAAAAGGAGACATGAAAGGAATAGAGCAGTTGGCAAGAAACCTTGGAAAAGAACAAGGAACAAATGTTGATGAACTTATGAATCAAATAAGAAGTAAGTTTGGATTATAGCATATTAGAGGTTTGTGCACAGAACTCGAGAAACCTCTTTATGAATAAAATTAAGGAGGAACTAATATGTTTAACTCAACTAACACACCTTTTACAATGCCAGTCATGCCAGCAACAGGCGGTTACGCTGATGGAGCTGGTTGGGGAGACGGGGGATGGTTATGGATCATCGTCGTATTCGCACTGCTTTTTGGCTGGGGAAACAATGGATTTGGTAACGGATTCGGAAATGGTGGCGGTTATGCAGCAACAGTAGCTACACAGGCTGACATTCAGAGGGGATTCGATACTCAGAACATTGTTGGAAAACTGGACGGAATCAACAATGGATTGTGTGATGGCTTTTACGCTCAGAACACAGCTCTGATGAATGGATTCCACGGAATTGACAACGCAATCTGCAATCTGGGATACCAGACACAGCAGGGATTCAACACAACAAATGTTGCTCTGATGCAGGGACAGAATGCATTACAGGCACAGCTTGCCGATTGTTGCTGCCAGAACAGAGAAGCTATTTCTCAGGTAAGATTTGACATGGCACAGGACACATGCGCTTTGCAGAACACAATGAATACGAACACTCGTGACATCATTGAGAGTCAGAACGCTGGAACAAGAGCAATCCTTGATTACCTCTGCCAGGATAAGATCGCTACATTACAGGCTGAGAACAACGATCTGAGACTTGCAGCTTCACAGGATAGACAGAATGCTCTTCTGACTACTGCAATGACAGCTCAGACAAATCAGATTATCAATGCTGTAAACCCTACACCAATTCCGGCATATCAGGTACCTAACCCGAATGTGTATTACGGATGCGGTAATGGATGTGGTTGTTAATGACCAACAATCAAAACGGAAACTACTCTTTTCTTGATATGTTGAACGTCTTTTCCGTTATCTTGCAGATGATTGGATACGACCAAGATCAGAAGCAAACGTCTAATGATGACTTGCTAAGAGCCTTGCAGAGACAGGACAGGGAGTATCTCGAGAAGATAATTTCCAATCAAAATCAAATCTTGGATATTCTTTCCAAGACGAATGAGTAACTTAACTTAAATGTTATGTCTGCTATAAGCAGTATTACGAATACAAGGGGCAGACTACAAATAGTTTGTCCCTTAAATTATGGAGGTAAAAGACTATGGCTGAATATTTAGCTGTTTCTGCTCAAGAAGTAGCAGTGAACGGAAATGTTATCTTTACAAACACGGCAGTTCAAGGAAATAACTGCATTAAACATCGCGAGGGTTCTGGAATTGTGACTCTGAGAGGAATCACAAATCAGTGCAGAGCGCGCTATTTTGTTGATTTTTCAGCAAATATCGCAGTACCGACAGGAGGTACCGCCGGAGCAATCTCATTGGCTATCGCAATCAGCGGAGAGCCTGTTCTTTCTTCTCAGATGATTAGTACTCCGGCAGCAGTTGACCAGTACAATAATGTATCTGCTGGTATCTATATCGACGTGCCGGCTCAATGCTGTGTAAACATTGCTGTTGAGAATACAAGTACACAGGCAATCAACGTGGCAAATGCAAACCTTGTTGTTACTCGTGAAGCTTAGGAGGTGAGAATATTATGCATATCAAACATATACATGAATTGATTGAAAAACTTTCTGAGTGCGCTTGTTCTGAACTTTCTAGCGGTATTGAAAATGTTAATACTTGTGAGATGGGACAGGTCATCGATATGATTAAAGACCTTGCCGATGCCGAATACCATGCAAGAATCTCAAAAGCTATGGAAGAAGCTGATGAAGATGAAAAAGAGGAAGAGAAGTATCTTCTGAAAATGTTCAAAGACCAGTACGGTGAAGAGGATGCCCGGAGATATTATGACGAATACCGTTATAAGTCCGGCAGATTCGCTCCGAAAGGTCACGGAATGAGAAGAGGATACAATGAGCCACCTTATTTTCACATGACTCCGGAGATGTACCATGACTGGGAGCCTGATCGTGACATGGATCGTGACAAACACGGAAGAATGTATTACACAGAGCCTAAATCATCCAGTCGCTATGATATGGCTCGTCGTGGCTATACAGACGCAAGAGATACACACAAGGACAAGGACACAAAGATGCATGAGCTTGAGTCCTACATGACAGAACTCGGAAAAGATGTGACTGATCTGATTTCTGACATGACTCCGGAAGAGAGAACTCTTGCAAAATCAAAGCTTGCGACTCTCATCAATAAGATGTAATTTACGGGAGGGTGAAAGCCTTCCCTTTTTAAGTAGGTGATTTGATGAATTTCTATATCAATGATGAATTATGGCATGTCCAATATGAAAATCCATCCAGCGAGCTGCTGAGACGTTCAGACGGTGTTTACACGCTTGGTGTTACTGACAGATTGACCAATACAATCTATCTGTCTAACTGTCTCTCAGATACCATGTTTGACCGCGTTCTTTCCCATGAGCTGACTCACGCTGTTTGTATGACCTACGGAATTTCTCTTCCTATAGAAACAGAGGAACGCCTTTGCAATTTCATTTCTGACCATGCGAGAGAAATTATTTCATTGACTGATTTGATTGAAAATATTTTGCTTGCTCGTGTTGTTTATTAATTCCATTTGTGTTATAATAATATCAGCGACGAGAAATATGTGAAGAACGAATGGGATTCAGATCAACAAGGGTCAGGAATCGTCAGCCTGAGTATACTGAGAAAAAGGATAGTACAAAATACTGTCTTTACTCTCAGCGTACTCAGGCTTTTTTATTTCACAAAAATAGGTTTTCGGATTTAAAATCGGAAAACTAGTTGCGAATCATACTCCAGTGATGGTGCTGGATACGAAAAACGGAATACCGACCAGTGATGCGGCTGGTTACTAATTGAACGGTGCAGAGTCTATTGATTTAGGCTCTGCTATTTCTGACAAAAAAATAAGAGTTGCCACCTACCAAAGAAACAACTCTTAAAACAACCAATCTAAAAGGATGCTTACTTAGTTATAATAGCACATCCTTTTAGAAAAACCAATGTTTTTTAAGAAAAGGAGAAGAAAAATGAATCAGACAAAAGTAACAGTATTTAACAATGAAGAGTTTGGAAAAGTTAGAACAGTAACAATTGATGGAGAGCCATGGATTGTTGGTAAAGATGTAGCAACAGCTTTAGGGTATGCAGATACGTTTGGGGCATTGAAAAAGCATGTAATGGATAGCGATAAGCTGGTCTGCCAAATTGACAGTGCAGGTCAGAAAAGAGACGTGACAGTAATCAATGAGTCAGGTGTTTACACACTGATTTTTGGTAGTAAATTGAAGTCTGCTGAAAATTTCAAACACTGGGTAACATCCGAAGTTCTCCCATGCATCCGAAAGAACGGAATCTACGCAACAGATAACGTTATTGATAATATCTTAAATAACCCGGACTTCGGTATTGAGCTTCTGACCAAACTGAAAGAAGAAAGAGCAGCAAGAATTGAAGCTGAAAAGACAAATGCTATCCTTATGCATGTCAACAAAACATATACCATGACAGAAATAGCGAAAGAGATCGGTCTGAAAAGTGCAAATGAACTGAATAAGATTCTGGCTGAAAAGAAGATTCAGTATAAGTCAAATGGAACATGGGTTATGTACTCTGACTATAGCGATCTTGGATATGAGTCTATAAAGCAAGAAACACTTGATAGCGGTCGTGTAATTTATCACAGAAGAATCACCCAGCTTGGAAGAAAGTTTATCTTAGGTTTGTTTGATTTGGCTGCATAATCCACACTATAAGAATAATATTTTGGTAACGGAAATTGCACGGTTGATCCGTGCTTTTTTTGTGCAATCTATTGAGTTTTTCAAAAGAATGTAATACAATTACAGTATATCGAAAGAAAGGAAAAAAGGATTATGGGAAAATCAAAAAACACAGGAACAAAAATTTGCAAGCATTGTCAGTCAGAAATACCAAAGAAAGCAAAGGTTTGTCCGAATTGTAGAAAGAAACAGGGTGGCAAGCTGAAATGGATTATCATTGCAATTGTAGTGATTGGAATTATCGGAGCTGCTATGGGCGGTGGTGGATCAGACGATTCCACAGCAAAGAGTGATTCAAACAGTAAAGCTGACACAGATGCTAAACAGGAAGAAGAAATTGAGTATACACAGGTTTCTATCAGTGACATGGTGGATGCTCTTGACAAGAATGCAGCAGCAGCTTCTGATGAGTACAAAGACAAGTATCTTGAAATTACAGGAAAACTTTCAAATATAGATAGCGACTCATCATACATTAGTATTCTTCCTGAAGATGATGACTTTGCACTTACTGGAGTTCAGTGCTACACAAATGGAGATGAAGATATCATCAACGCTGTGAAGACTCTTTCAACTGGCGACACTATTACAGTAAGAGGAAAGTGTACAGATGTAGGAGAGGTTATGGGATACAGCCTTGACCTTGAAGAAATCGTACAGTAAAAATTGAATATGGATTATTTTGGAGAGGGATTTTTATTCCTCTCTATTTTTTTGAATTTACTATTGACTTTTTGATTACCAATAAGTATAATAAGTTTGTGGTAATCAATAAGTGAGGTGATAAAATGAGTCCACAAATGGGAAGACCGAAAAGTGAAAATCCGCGCAAAAAACAATTAGGGGTTCGTTTTGATGATGAAGAGCTTAGAAAATTGGATAAGGTTGCGGAACACTACAACGAAACAAGAGTAGAAAGTATTCGTAGAGGTGTTGAAAAGCTTTATTCGGAAATTAAAAAATAGAGATTCACGCGTACTTTGGTCGGTTACGTGAATCTCCAAGATGTTAGAAGTTTCCTTCTGCAAATATTATAATGCAGACGGGGACTTCTTTCAAGAACATTTTTTTAAATTGAAAGGAGTTTTTATTATGCAGGAAATTAACTTAGAAGTAAATATTATGAAGCCAGAGGACAACAGAGCAATTCTCCATTACATTGCGGACAATCTTGTCTGCTATACCAGTCTTGCCAACCTTGCAGAATATTGTAAAACGTACGCAGCAAAGTATGATTTTATAATGATGCATAAGGGGGAAAAATAAATGAAAGACGTTGATAGATGCGAAGAAAATAGTTTTTACAGACGAAGAATTGCACAGATGGTGAATAAAATGGATAACTCAAAATTCTTGAGAGCCATTTATATTTTCACAAAAGGATTAATGGAATAGGAAGATCAAGGCAGCAGCGCAATTTGATATGGAGGTTAAGAAGATGGCAAAAGAAAATTTATCAGTAAGTGAAATAGCATTACCTATCAGAGAATACAAAGGACAGAGAGTAGTTACTTTCAAGGACATTGATGAAGTTCACCAGAGAAAGTCTGGAACTGCTAGAAATAACTTCTATAAGAACAAATCTCACTTCTTGGAAAATGAAGATTATTTCGTTATCACAAGAGAAGATTTCAATGTGGCTAATAACCACATTGGAGAAATCCCACCAAAGGGAGTCACTTATTTGACTGAAAGCGGTTATCTGATGATTGTTAAGACATTCAAAGATGAATTGTCGTGGAATGTTCAGAGAAGACTTGTGAATACCTATTTCAGAGTGAGAGAAGTGGCAGAAATTCCGCAGAGACCGAAGGTATCTAGCATCCCGGCACCTAAACCAGTGACGTTCTACAGAAAAAACAGATATAAAATAGCAGCTATTTGTAGCAGCTACGGTGTAGAAGAAAAATTTTTGTTTGAGCTTATATTTCCTTACATTGAAGAAAAATTCGACCTTGAGGAAGCAGAAATCAGATATATTATGGGGACAGGAAAGAGACTTGAAAGCAAATTAGATTTATTTGACTTCTTCCCTGACATGGCTGAACGTGCAAAAACCGTGATTGACGGCCTTTACGAATTAAAGGTAGAACATAGAGAGGAGAAAAAGAATGGTAGTAAGGAAGATTAAATTAAAAGTCAGCGATATGAGAAGCACGATGAATAATATTGAAGAGAAAATTCGCCCGATCAGCGACAGTGTGGTTACAGATTACTTTGCGGAAGACCTGCTGCCATTGGTTACGATTGCCGACAAAGTGGAGATGGGGAAGACAAAAGCACTGATTTACGCTTTTAAGCTCGGTTTTAGAGCCGGGAAGATGGAGTTAAAAGAAGAATTGCTGAACAATTTCTGCAAATAATCAAAGAGGGGAGATCATTTCTCCCCTTGCTTTTTCCTTATAAACCGCTTGATTTCAAGAATCATCTGCTCTCTGCCCTCATATCTGTGGATATCATCAACATCCCTGGAAGTGATCGCGGAGCCGATATCGCGAGTATTTTCCTTGAGACGTTTGTCCAGGTACTCTAAAATGTCCTCGTACATGCCAATACTCCTTTTCTTTTTATCATAACATTTTTTCAGAACGGAGTAAAGTTCGCGGTTTTAGGGAAGAAATTTTTGAGAAATTTTTAGAAAAAATCTAAATACCATTATATAAATACAATTAGATGTAAACTATATATGCAAGATATATATAAAAGATATATAGTAATGATATATAGCAAAGATATATATGATAGATATATAGTATGCATATATAGTGTTTATATATACCTTTTATATATAGCTTGATATATAGCTTTTATATATGGTATTATATATAGCATTGATATATATAAAAGATATCGTTTAAAAAGGAGTGATTCCATTGAAAAAATACCAGAAAGACGCGCAAAACCGTTATAACTCAAAGTTTGATATTGTGCAAGCTAGATTACCGAAAGGAACGAAAGAGCGAATACAGAGCCTAGACTACACTATAAACGCTTTTATCGTTGAAGCAGTAGAAACTATGCTTAAATCACTTGAAACGCCAACAACCCCGATTTTAGAGCCTACAGAGAGCGTTTCGCAGATCGAAAAAGAGACGAAAGAGGTCGACCAGATGGCAGCAGTTGAATTGATGCCATGGGAAGATGGCTACACGGAGCCAAAACCTGATCCATTATATGAACAGGAAATGAAAGAAGTAAATGACGTCAAGGCGAAATACTATGTCAGAAAGTATGGGGAATCAATCTTGACTGATTCAGTAATTCAAGGAGAAATTCTTCTCACTTGTGGCGGGGAAGTGCTGGCAAAAGTAAAAGAGTACGTTGACCACCCGGAACTACTGGAAGAACCGGAACAGGAAAACAAGCCAGAAGAAAAGGGAATTCAATCACTTGAGGAGTTGAACGAAGAACTTGCAAAGAAGAGATCAGAAGACGCTGCTAAGATTTCCGCGGAAGAAGAACAGCGAAAGAATAGACTAAAAGAGATTCAGGAAGCGACAAAAAACGACATCGTTAACTATGTCAAGAGGGTGCGAAACGGTTCAGAAATGACCGAGGAAGAGCGAAAGAAAGAAGCAGAACGGGAAGAGTGGAAGAAAAAGAACAACAAGGAATTCGGAGTTTGATTCTGTGACAGCGCAGAATGTGCCTAGAATCGGTTTGAATTGCTTTAGCCTATACTTTATTGATTGATAGTATAAAACGGATTTAAAATGAAAATAGGAGGTGCATTGTAAATGAATTTAAAAACACAAGCAGATGAAAACAAATACGTTGACGCTCTTAAAAAGTTAGTTGCCAAACAAAACAACAGGCCTTGTATGGAATGGCAATGCAAAGAATCATTAGTCAAAAGGTGCGATAAAGAGCCTTGTAAATGGTGCTGCTACTATGGTTGTTATTGCTGTATCAATTTAGACAGATGTATTTCAAAAATATTAGAAGAGGGAAAAGAATAATTCTGATTAAATCTCTTGTTTACTGGAAAGAAAAAAGAGCCGGGAATTTCTCCCGGTTCTCTTTACATTCCAAACAATCTTTCAAAGAAACCTTTCTTTTTCGGTGGGCGCTGCTGCATCCAGTGATTAATCAAACGCCATGTTTCGCCCTTGTCATACATCGGAACAACTATTTTTTTTACTCCGCTATCAGGATTCATATAATATGCCTGACCATAGCGCGGTAAATCCTCGCAACCGTTAAAACCTAGTATATTTCTACTGTCCTGCGCTGACCTCGTACGCAGTCCCACACGGGCATCAAAGTTGACCTTGATTTCTGTCGGTATGACCTTAGCGAGTGGACACTGAGTTGCACAGATCAGATGGACACCGGCGGCGCGTCCTACTTGTGCGATACGTTGGATCAGCGGCATGACCTGTTTTTTGTTCGTGGTCATTAAGTCCGCTAATTCGTCAATAATCACATATAACTGCGCTCCCTGGTATTTCTTCTCGTGCGCTCTCTGCATCTGTGTATATCTCATTTCAATGGTATTCATAGCCATCTGCAATCCTCTGACCATCTCAGCCGGTTCGGATGCATAGAACGCCGTGTGTGGAAGATATCTATAGTCTACGAGTTCCACCCTCTTCGGGTCAATAAGAATGAACTGTACTTGCGACGGTGCCTCAAACAGTGCCGTTGTGATAATTCCATTGATTACAACCGATTTTCCTGATCCAGTAGCTCCAGCCACTAACAAGTGTGGCTGCGCCATCATGTTTTCATAATCGATAAAACTCTTTCCCTCTGGTGTGATCCAATTTCTCTGTGCTTTTCTCATGATTTCAATTCCTCTTTCTTTCTAGTTTAATGCCTTGTCGATTCTTTCCGCTAAGTGTGTAAATTCTTTTTGAACTTCTTGCATCGTGTCCGCTTCGTAATCACCGATCTTTTTTCATTTTTGCACAGATTGCCACGATATACACAATCTAAATCGCTGAAACTCCAATCTATCCCGGTTACTTCTTCCGGTTTATCTTCATACCACATATCAATATTAATCATGCTTTTTTCCTCCTTATCTGCTTAAAATCTCCGGGGATTGCTCCCCGGTTTGCCTATCTATTTGCGTGCGCCTTTCTCAAGTTCTCTGTAAAGAAGGTTGCAAGCTAATTTCTCCGCTTTGTCCTCTGTGTATCTTGCCTTTTCTTCCTCTGTCTCTTCGAGGATGTTTCCAAGAAAGTCAATCGCTGATCTAAGAAAAATATCATCAGCAACAGGAAATGCTGTTGGAAGTCCCTGCATCCAGTCCATGAACATTTCACTTTTACTTGCTCTGCCTGCGATGTAATAACGGTTATTTTCTAACTTTTCAATTCTGAACATCTCCAGGATGTCTGCACAGATCTCGTTAAAATCTGTCTTTGCTTCTCTGCCTTCGAATGTGTAATATTCGTTTGCATCCTCGTAGCTGTCCACGATCTCTTTTCTGATGTTCTCCATTGCTTTTTTGCTGTTTGTTCTTAACATTGCTTTTTTCCTTTGCTCCTGTTATAATAGAGCTACCTTTCTTTTGATTGGTGCCGTTGGTGTGTTTGGTAGACTGTCCAGCGGCTTTTTTGTTTTGTTGTTTTCTATGGTTATAATATATCACTTTTTAAAGTTACTGTCAACACTTTTATCACTTTTTTTGATAATATTTTTATTGACTTATAAAAGGCGTTGTATTATCCTTATTAATATAAAAGGAGGGAATGCAAATGCTTAAATACAAATTTAATGTGGGGGATGCACTGGAAAGAGCTGGATTCACGACATACAAAGCGAAAAAGACCGGATTGTTAAGCCAAGACACGCTAAGAAAGATTAAGAATGAAGAAACAAATATCACACTTGGTGCATTAAATTCTATCTGTATGATTCTTGATTTACAGCCAAAAGACATCCTTATATATGAAGAAACAGAAGACGAAGAAAAGAAAAAACAAGAATTATTTTAAAAGCATTGACATAACTTTATAAAGTGATATAATAATACTTGTAAAGAACAGAAAACAAGTACAAACAAAGCTAATAGGAGGAATGGAAAATGATCAATGTAAATGCATGGACTTCATACAGCGAAAAGATCGGTGATGAATATTATTTTGTCATCGAAGACGGTTACAAAAATTACAGAGTTGAGATCACGAAAGGAAATAAAATAGATTCCAGATTCTGCACTTATGGAAGCCTTGAAGATGTTGAAAAGATGCTGGAAGAAGCAAGAGAAAAAGCAGGTGTAAAAGTCCCAGATGTTCGAGAAAGTTGGAAGTTAGAGAATGATATATACGGAATCTAAAAGAGAAAAAGCGTAGCCAAAAAGCTACGCTGTTCTCCCGTTTGCATACGTTCCCATATGTTTTTCAACTCAACGTTCAACCATAGATTTGAACGACTCACACTGAAATCGTTGAACAGTGAGAACTGGAGAAAGGAGAAACCAATGGAAAGACTGAAAAACGTATATAAAATATCAGCTGATCTAGAAGACGGAACGACAATAACTAAGCATATATTTTCACACACTCACGACAATGCATTGAAAAAATTCAAGGTTGCAAACAGTAGAAATAAGCTGCCCGAAATCATAAAAGTAAACTCTGTAGAACTGATTCTGAAAGATGTGATTTATTAAATATTATTTTAGCTAATAGAGCAAGAAATGGGCATTCCTGCTCTATTTTTTTTGAAATAGTTGTTAGTTCAAACTAATAGGGCAAGTAGGGTTACAAAAGTGTTAACAAATTGTTACGATAAATATTTAACAAATGCCAATTAAGCCAGTAAACACAATGGCAAACAGTGATTTCACAAATGTTACGATGTGCAAATTATTATGCTATTTGTATACAGATTGGATACAGAATGGATACAGCCCTAATAATCGACTTACTAAATAATTTATAATATTATATATATTACTTTTCAAAACTATATCCTTCACTACGTTCAGTCTATAGTTTTAAAAAGGTCGGGTTTTGAGAAAACACCGACTGTGTACCTCCCCAAAATCGATGTGAAAATAAATCGATCAGACAAGAAATGAACAACGCCAGGAAGAGACTACCACAGCCAACAGAACAGAGCATTGTCTGTCCTGATTATCAAAACACGGACACGAAGCGCACAGCCGAGCACGCACACAGGCAGACGCACACGCCTTGAAAAAAATTAAAAATAATTTACTCGAGACTATTGCAAACAGGAATCCTGTGTGTTATAATGGCATCAGCGACAAGAAATCCGTGAAAGCCGAATGGGAGCTGGATCGAAAAGAGCTAGGAATCGTCAGCCTAGGCATATCGAGAAAACAACAGACAATGAGCTGTTCAATATCTCGGTGTGTCTAGGCTTTTTTGTTTGATAGATTATTTTGAAAATGCGGAGGTGAAAACAATGGCTAAGAGAAGAGCAGCACAGAAAACAGAGAGAGTAGAAGCTGAGACAGTGAACAGTGTTGAAAGTGTTGAAGTTGATCCGGTCAACCTCAGAGCCTTAGTCGATGACGTGATCACTGATTACTGCATTAGAGATGATCTTGACGAATCAGATATTCCACCACAGATCTGGAATGACATAATCGAGGAGATCAGAGTGACACTGTTCGAGAAGAACGGCAATCTGCTCTGGATTGATGGAAAGATTGGGACAGAATACAACGACGAGAAAGTAATGGATGCTTATGACATCTACAAGAGAATCTGCAACAGGCATTGCCAGGTTGTCAATATCAAAGGATTCCTGGACATGACAGGCATTACTAAACAGACTCTATACGACTGGAACAGAGACAGTAAATATAATATTAAACACCATAATAGTGGGAGCGATAGTATTATACTTAGTCGAAAACGTACAGACCTTGCCAAAAGAATAATGGATGATAACGAGCAGTCTCTTGAGTCAATGCTGCAAGATAAGCGTATCAATCCCATGAAGGTGCTCCCGTCACTGAACCGGCATCATATGTGGAACCTTCCAGGGGTTAGCCGTGAGAAAGTAGAGGCAAGACCACTGACCGCAGACCAATTGCCACAGCTCGGACAGGATCTACCGCCACAGATCGAGGAAAACGATTGATATTTTTTAAGATTTGAGAACGGAAAAACTAATGGTTAAAATAAATCATTGACTCCGTAGTGATTTTAAACATGATTTTATAGGAAATGGCCAACTCTATCAGATAAATTAGTGTTTATTAAATAGATTGACAATATCACAAATAATCAGACAATAAAGGACCTACCGGGGAGGGGGTTAAAACAGCTTTGAAAAATCGGCTTACTAAGTCCCCCAAAAATTCTCAAAAACAAAAAGCCCATATGGGTGTACCATCAATTGCATGGAGCAAAAATGAAGAGATGGTTGATTGGTTGGCTATTCAGTTTCCCAAAATGTATGCAGCTTTCAAAAGCGTGAATGCAACCTGATTCCAAGAGTATTGGGGAATGAGAAAGCAAAAAGGAGGTACTGATTGTGCTGAAAATCATTCAACGCCTGTTCTGTCGACACGATCATACAGTGCATGACCATTCAGACCTTGTTCGACAGAAAGACGGAAGTTTCAAGACAAAACATTATTGGCGGTGTAAGAGCTGCGGAAAGGTGATATCAGGAAAATGATTACGAAGAAAGATTTAAAAGGATTGAGTAAACAGGAACTGAAAGAGATGCTGTGTTTGGCAAGTCAGTGGTGCGAGGAGTGCGGACTTGTTCTTGAGTTCAAAGACTGTTCGATGGAATTTGCCGGACAGGAAATCGATGCCGATGCATTCGGAGAAGATATCGAATCTCTCGAGGATGAAACACTTCCATTCTCGTTTGACCCGTATGAGGATTGCGACAGATCAGACCTTATTCGTGAAATCGAGATTGCAGAAGAGAAGAACAGATATCTCGAAATAGACAATGAAGACTTGAAGACAGCAATTAGAGTTCTGGTTGATCTGTACGCTGGAGAAAGAAGCTTCAGGGGCGATTCGTATGAATGATATCGGATTCAAGGAGCAGATTCTTCAAACATCATGTGCAGTTGTCAAAAGTGAACTGATGAAACACGAAGAATTCTATGATGCGTTTGTGGCATCTGTTGAATCAGCACTGAATGAGATACCTGATGTTTGCGAAAAGGCATTTGCTATCGCTGAGAGGATCACGAAGCGTATTTCCGGGGAGGAATGACATGAAATGGCTTAGAGCAATTGGAATTGGAGTTGCAAAAGGAATTATCGCAGCGCTAGTATTCTTGGTGATAGCGTTAGCTGATTACAAATTCGGAACACTCGGAATACTTGCAGTTTTATTGATTTGGTTTATAATTGAGGAAATCTGGAAAGCGTTGGAAGAGAAATGAGAATTGCCGGGAAAGAAATCAACGATGAATGTGTTCATTGCGGAGAGATTCTTGAATGTGAGCTTTTCAAACAGGGACACGGAATCAGACAGGAAAGAACAAATGTGGTGCAGATGATTTCTTGTCAGATGAAGCACAGGGAGAAGAGAAATGCTGAGTAGAATGCTTTTGATTTTTGCGAATATTACGATAGCGGTTGCATGGTTTGCGATGGCATGTGAGAATTACGAAGAAAAGAAATGGGGCAGGATGATGATTTCTCTGTATCTCTGCTTTATAAGTACCGCATCGATGTATTACATTTGTAAGTACTGAGAAAGGATTGAGAGAAGATGAAGAAATTAAGATGGGTTTTGGCAATTGCGTTTCTAATTGCTGGAGTTGCCGGAGGACTTTATTTCGGAGGTTATTTACTTCTGTTTAAACCGATTTTTACAGCTTGCATAGCTTGGGATGTAGGACAACTTACAGCAGCGATTATTTGGACAACAATCGTAAAAGCATTTCTCTCAGTGATTGTTATGGCTGTAATCATTTTTGCAGGATTTCTGGGATTCGGAATTACAATTCCGAAAGAATAAACTAATTAAGACATTTACTAATAATTGGTTTCATGTATTCGTCCATGTGACGATTCTCCACCTACTAGCGGAAAGCTGAACAAAGGGACGTCACAAGTCCCGGTAGGTTTAGCCGATTCTGAAATCGGTTCCGTCAGAATATCGTTGTTGATTGTAATCTGACGTAATTAAGACTGGTTTTGCTGATGACATGCAAGTAATTGAATGACGATTCACCCAGTCGTAAGCCACAATCCAATAAAGGTATTGGAGGTTCGAATCCTCCTTGTGGCGTTCTGAGTTTCACGGTTCTCAGAAACACCCCTCATGTACGCGCCCTATGTGCAGTAAATATGCCATTTTCCTTTAGATTAGTTTTGATTCCAATAAGTTTAAAGTGATTAAAAGATTTCAAAAACCGTGAAATGCTATCATAGCTCAAATGGATAGAGCAGTTGATTACGAATCAGCAGGGTCCCGGTTCGAATCCGGGCGGTAGCTTCTCCAAGCGTGGTGAACTTGGAGAGTCATCCTTTCATAAGATTTTTTCCTTTCGGTTTGCCGTGTAGTTCAATTGGTAGAACGTGTGAAATGTGTCGGTTCGAATCCGACCACGGCAATTCAAACATGATTAACTCGGTGAAGAGTGATTTTTCAGTCATGCCGAGATGCAATGGTAACGAGATAGGCTTGTTCGAGATATTGGATAAGCTGATTCTTTTCACTAGGAGTGATCCTGGTGGTGGAGATGGAAACCATCAACAATGCCTTGCAGTGTATCATCATAGAGAAGTCAAATGCAGAATCCTTGTGGCCAGTGATTAATAGACGTCTGCGGTGCAGAAATAATCCATTTAGTTCGTGGTGTGAGAGACCACCAACAGAGATGGAAATTCTCAATAAGCTGATTTGCCTTGAATCCGAGAAATCGGAGTATAACACAAGAGGTTCGTTAAAGTAGCGGTATGGCAAGTTTTTGATAAGCTATTGTAGTGGACGTGAAATCCATTGATGCAAAACATATTCTTCTGAAAGAACCGTGAAATTTGTGGGTAGCAATCCCATGTGTGCTTAGACAGTGGTAGGAAGCCAAGAGTCGCTCTCAGAAGCTCAGACCTATCATCACAGTGGCAGAATATGACTTTTACCATGATTGAATAAGGGGAAACCCTAATCATGTTTGAATTAAAATTCAATCAGTGTTTTAGCTGCGGAGTTCGCTGAAGCTCGGAAACTAACGTTTTGTTAATAAAAGACGTGGTTTATCGATCATATAATAAACTCCAATATTATAAAGAACCGTAGCAGCGCAAGAATTCCTTACGGCTTTCGAGGTAAATTTCTTGCAGCTAAGGGCGTATAGCTTAATGGTAGAGCACAGGACTTTGACTCCTGATGTATTGGTTCGATTCCAGTTACGCTTGTTTGAAATAATTGGAAATGTGAAGAAAGGAGAGCTCCGATGGGAAGAAAAATTAAGGTGCTTGACAGAGACAATTTCGTCGATGCTATCAATGATTATTGCAGCCATAAAATTACAATGGATGAAGCGGCAAAGAAAATGGGCGTCTGTACTCCGACATTCCGCAAATATCTTAGAATGGTTTGGATGGGAGAAACACTGCCGGAAGAACTGTTCGAAAGGAAGAAGTAGTGATGAATATTGAAAAGTGGAAAGAAAAATCAGAAAAATCTTTGAGCGAAGTTGAAAAAGAAGCAAAAATTCTTTTAGATCGCATTGAAAAAGCGAAGAAATGTCTTGAAAATGTCAATGACAGACAGGATGCAAACAGATTCTTTGAAGAAAACGACATTGAGCATGGATTCAAGCATATTTGTCTGTTTTAGGTGATGAAAATGAACGATGAAATGAGAAAAAATGAAGTAAAACGCGTGATTACTTGCAAAATGGAAGATATTGCCAGTTTGGTGGCTAATTCCGGTTATACAGTGACAATCCGACCGACAAAAGACGGGGCGAAGATTACCAGCCACAAAGAAAAAATCGTAAAGTAAATACAGAAGCTCATGCCCGGATGCGGACAGGGAACAGGGGAGTGCTCCTTAACTTTTTTATTTTAAGAGTTAGGGGGCATTTTTTTGTGTTATGGCGAGCGATTATTTGATTAAAACCGTAAAAGGGTATGAAAACTACATAGAGCGTAAGGGGATTGACGAACAGGTGCTTGATGCGTACAGAGAAGCCAGCAAAGTTGCCCTGTTTAATAACAAAGATAACGATGGATTGAAAATTTCCGGAAGAGCAAGACAGCTGTATGAGCAGTTTATAATGAACAGCACTGGCGGTACTTCATGGGATTTGGAAAAATATGCATTTGAGAACGGGACATATTACCAAATACTTGATGATTTCTACGATCTTATTTTAGCAGAAGCAAAAAACAAGTGCGTTGATAGCTACTTCCGGTACATCGAGAAGAAAAGAGAACCAAAAGAGCGATTTTACATGCCTAGAAGAAAGCAATTTCTGAAAATCGGTCTTGTAGATGGCTTACAAGGAATGCTTGATGACAAGTACGATATGCTCTTGATTTCCCTCATACCCGGCGCTGGGAAAACTTCAATAGAGAAATTTTTCCTCAGCGGAGTCATTGGATGGTACCCAAAAGACTTCAATTTGTTCTATTCGCATAGCAGCGACATCACAAGAATGTTCTATGATGGCGAACTGGATATTGTAAAGAATCTAGGGGAGTATTGCTGGCATGATATATTTCCGAATTTGGCTGTTTCTGGAGAAAATGCGAAGATGGAGCAGTTCAATGTTGGAAAATACAAACCGTTCCCATCTGTTCAGTGCACATCTGTTGGTAGTAAGAATGCCGGAAAAGTACGTGCTTCTAAGTTTCTATTTGTTGATGATATGATCGGTGGAATCGAAGAGGCGTTAAACAGGAATATTCTTGATAAATTGTGGGACAAATACGCCGTAGATGCCCGTCAGAGAAAGATTCAGGACACAGACGGGAATAACTGCAAGGAAATTCATATAGCAACTAGATGGAGCGTACACGATGTTATAGGACGTATTCAAAAGATGTATGAGGGGAATGACCGTGTAAAAACAATTGCGGTGCCAGACATTGATCCGAAAACAGGAAAAAGCAACTTTGATTATGAGTATAGCGGTTTTACTGTGGAATTTTTTGAAGACCAGCAATTGCTCATGGACGATGTGTCATACAGATGTCTTTACAAACAGGAGCCAATTGAAAGAGAAGGACTTCTGTTCCCAGAAGAAAAGACAAGGCGGTATTTGAATTTGCCACATGGAGCACCGGAAATCATCACTGCTCAATGTGATACAAAAGGAAAAGGAACGGACTATTTTGTTCTCCCAGTCTTGCAGAAGTACGGAGAAGACTATTATTGTGTTGATTGCGTTTGCGATAATACAGCAGATTACGAATTACAGTATGAGAATGCATCAAACATCATTGTTGATAATCAGGTTCAAGAGTGCGAATTTGAGCGAAATGCCGGAGGAGACAGAGTGGCGCTGGAAGTTAATAAGCGAGTAGAGCAAAAAGGATGGATATGCAATATTACGGATACTCCTACGGAAACGAACAAAGAAGCAAGAATCTATCAGTGCTCAAGTTGGATTTTACAGCACGTAATATTCAAGGATTCTTCACTTTATACGCCAAAAGAGCCGTATGGAGTAATGATGAGTCTTTTGACAAGATATTCTGTTTCGGATAAAAAGCAGCTTGATGACGTACCGGACGTTTTTTCAAACTTTGCTATAAGAATGACGGCAGGGACAAGAGAAGCAAGAGTCGAAGCGGTACACAATCCGTTTAGAGGAGGTTATAGATAATGGATACAAAAACATATTTAGGACAGATAAGCAGACTGAATAATGAAATAAATAAAAAAATCGAAAAAATATATGAACTGAGATTAAACGCTATGTGCACGCCTGGATTTACAAGCGGTGAACGTGTACAAACTTCTGCGTGTGAGGATAGAATTGGAAACGTGATATCCAAAATAATAGAAGAGGAAAAAAATGCTGATAAAATGATAGATGAATTGTTTGATTTAAAAGAAAAGATAAGAAGACAGATATCAAAAGTGAAATCGGAAAAACACAAACATATTTTAACAGAAAAATATATCATGTGTAAAAGTAATACCGAAATTTCCAAAGAAATGGGAATGACAAAAAGAGGTTATATTTATGCTAAAAAAAGAGCAGTTGAAGAATTTGAAAAAGAAAATAAACAATATATTGTATAATGATTGACTTTTCACTACTAGATGTAGTATAATTGTAACATGAAAAAGTGTGGGATAGGGTAGCTCCCGAAAAGCAGAAGCCTTAATGCTTTCTCACACTAAAAAAATAAGGTGTTTACAAAAAGGCGGTAAAAAATGAGTTATATCGAATCACTGGAAGACGGAATTAAAATGATAGAAACAATTCCTGGGCATGAAATGTATGCGATACCATGCGAGATGTGCGGAAGAAAAGTAGTTAGGACACAATATAGCAGAAAAAGAACATATATTTGCGACTACTGCAAAGGTGTTGTAAGAAAGAAAAAAGCAGTATTAGATGAAAGACTTGCTAAATGCGAAACAAAAAGAGAAAAACAATTTAATTCTGCTGTAGAAAAGATAAAGAAACAAGTGGATGATTTTCAAAAGTATGAAAATGCGATAAATATAGCAAAGACAAGAGCTGAGTTATATGGAAGTATACCAGAAGCAATGGTTGCAATTGAATTAATCAAATTAAAATATAAAATCATACCACAACAAAAAGTGGGAAGATATAAAGTTGATTTTGTTATTCCAAAAGAAAAAATTGCAATAGAGGTAGATGGTGAAATATACCACAGAAGTCCTTATAAAGGGGAAATAGAAGCAACAATACAATTTTCACTAGGGTTAGAATGGAAAATAATTCATATACCAGCTGAATTGATAGCGGAAGACATAACAAAATTAAATACTTTAATACACAAAATGTGTAAGCAATAAAAAAAGTACGTTCAGCGTTACGCCGTTGGACGTACTTTTTTATGGAGTGAAAAACATGGTAAAAGAACAAACAATCTATTGTCCGAAGTGCAACAGGAAAGTTGGCACTTATGACGGAAAAGGAAAAATCGACAAAGTATGTCGATGCAAGAAGTGTAACAAAAAGATTATTTTCAAAGTAGCAACGGGAGAAACAGTCAGGAAGTCGCTGCCAATTAGAAATTGCAGTAGCGGAATGACTTTTTTGATTTAAGGTGAAGAAATGAACAAGAATACTCTACAAGACCTTGTAAAAGGCAAATACGGAAGAAAAATTGCATATGCGAATGTCGAAGAGGTTGATCAAAGCAATATTTTGGGAGTTGTAGGGGAAACACTTGGAATCTTTTACTTTAACAAACAAGTTACTAAATATTTGTGGGACTACTACAAAGGAGATCAACCGATTCTGTACCGTACAAAGACGATCAGAGATGATGTGGTAAACAAAGTAGTAGAGAATCACGCTTATGAAGCAGTTCAGTTTAAAGTTGGACAGTCATATGGAGAACCGTTGCAGTGCGTGAGTATTGTAAAGGAAAATATCAGCGAATATGTTGACGTGTTCAATAATTATTTGAGACGTGCTCATAAACATGCTAGAAATATCAGAGCTGGTGAGTGGCAGTCGGCAACTGGAACAGCTTTTTTAGCTGCTCAGTTTGAAAAACCTGGAGAAAAAATGCCGTTCAGAATTACAGTTCCAACTCCCATGAATACTTACATCATTTATTCATCTATTACGGAAGAACCGCTTGTTTCCGTTCAAGAATTAAAGGACTTGAACGGTGAATGGTATAAGTCATGCCACACGAAAACGAACCAATGCATTATCAAAGACGGAAAAGTTGAACAATGGGGTGTACATGCGTTTGGTGGAATCCCTATTGTTGAATACCCAAACAATTTTGAGAGAATTTCTGATATTGAGCTTGTAGCATCCATGTTTGATGCAATTAACAATATGCAGTCAAACAGAATGGACAGCATTGAACAGTTTGTTAGTGCTTGGGTAAAATTTGTAAACTGTACAGTTGACCATGAGACATTCCAACAGATGAAAATGGAAGGTGCTCTTGTTGTTAAATCAAACAATGGTACTGACAATAAGGCTGATGTTGATATTATGACACAGGAGCTAAATCAAACTCAGTCACAGGTTGCAAAACAAGACTTGCTGGATAATATCCTACAGATTCTTGCCATTCCTAAACTTGAAGGAAACACAGGTGGTGACACTCAAGGGGCGGTACAACTCCGCAACGGATGGGATATGGCTAAGACGAGAGGAAAACTGAAAGACCCGATTATTCAAGAGTCAGAACAAAGACTGAATGAAGTTATCTTGAATATTATTCGTGTAAGAAAAGGGAAAAATGAATGTCCTATTGATACGAGCCAGTTTGAAGTGATTATTAATCACAGCCCTATGGATAATATGCTAGTAAAGGCACAGTTTCTGGACTACCTGTTGAAAGACGGCACTCATCCGAAACTTGCATATGAGCTTAGCACATTATTCCCGGATAGTGAAAAAGCTTACATTCTGTCCAAGCCTTATCTGGATGTACTTTACAAGACTTCTGATAATGAAAATAAGCAAAATCAGATTGACGATAACGTTAATCAGAATAAAGAACCGGGGAACAATCAGAATTTGAATGGCAGTAACAAAACGCCGGAGGTAGAAGAATGACATATGATTACACAGTAAAACAAGACGGACAGACGTATCCTCCGGGAACAGATGTGCCGGATATGGGGAGCATTGTTTGTACCGAAGCATCGGGAAATGTTAGAAGCTATGAAGCTCAGTCAAAAGATGTTGATAAGCTCCCGACTTATGTAGATGCAGGAAGTTCCTGTTTGATGTTAGATACATCAGAATTATACAAATTCAACTCTGAGACAAAGAGTTGGCAAAAATTAGGATAGTAGAAACGAGCCAGTCATTGAGAAATCAGTGGTTGGCTTTTTCTATATAAATTTGCATCCATGCGTCAAATGGAAAAAGAAAAAATCCATGCTGATAGAACAGCGAAATCAAATGTAGATCACGGAGGTAATAACTATGACAAGAGAAGAAGCAAAACAAAATTTGGTTGCGTTAGGAATTGAAGAGCCGACAGATGCACAGGTCACTAATTATTTGAATCAGTTTCATAATAACAGACCAGCTCCGGCACCGAACCCAAATCCAGCACCAAAGCCGGAACCTCAGCCACAGCCTACACCGGCACCAGTTCCAAATCCACAGCCAAACCAAAATCCGTCACCACAGAACGATGACGAGATTGAGAAGCTGAGAAAACAGATTGATGCATTGCAGAAAGAGAACATCAAGAAAGATATTCGTGCTTATGCTGCTGAAAAAGGACTGACGGGTGAACAGGCAGAGAATGTTCTTGCTGGTTTTCAAGACAATTACGATCTTGCAAAGACAGCCATTGATTCCATGTCACAGATTATCGCCGATAAAGAAACAGCCGCCGCGCAGGCGAAAGAACAGGAAATCGCTAACGGTTCAATTAATCCGGGCGGTGGAAATACTGGCGGTGGAAAACAAGATGATAAGCCGGAAGATGTGAAAAATGCAGAATCTATTGTTTTCGGCAACAAACAGAGTGAGCAGTCTGTAAAAGACTACTACGTTTTGAAATAAGGAGGAATTAAGCAATGGGTAAACCAATTGTAAGAGATTTTACACAAGGTAAAGGAATTCTGAAGTTCTTCCCGTATGAGGGAGCTGCTTGCGTAGTAGAGCAGTCAATGGTATCTGCGGCAGATAACAACGGAATGAAAATTGTAAAAGCTGGAACGCCGTATCCGTCCAATGATGCTGAATGCCTTGGATATCTTCTTGAGGACGTTGATGTTACACAGGGAGATGCACCGGGAACATATGTATATCAGGGAACGATTGATTGGGAAAAAGTAACAGGCCTTTCAATTGCAGATGCAGCAAGAAAAGCGACTCCGAGAGTTACTTTTTACGGAGCACCAAAGATTGCAGAAGGTTAATTAAGGAGGAATAACAGACATGGCATTACCATTAAGTCAAGCATTTACAGCGAGAAGTCTTGGAGTTATGTGGGATAACTACAAAGCGTCTCTTGCACTTCCACCGTATCTTGGAAGACAGAAATTTGGAACAACAAAACAGGATTCACTGGAAATGAGATATATCCTTGGTGAAAATTCTCAGCCAATTTCTCTGAAAGCATCCAACTTTGATGCACAGGCAGAATTAAGAGATGTCGGTGGATTCCAGGATATCCAGAACGAAATGCCGTTCTACAGAGAGTCCTACATGGTTACAGAAAAAGAGGAGCAGCAGTATGCGAACTATCAGTCTGCTGAAAACTCAAATCTTGCAAATCAAGTACTCAGACAGATTAGCAAGAAACCTATGAATCTGATTCAAGGAGCGATGGTAGTTCCTGAGAGACAGATTTGGCAGTTACTTGCTCCGTCAGACGGTGTTCCGAAAGTTACTGTTAAAATCAAAGACAAGACATACACAATTGATTACACAACAGACAATGGAGCAAAGCACAAGGCAGATCACTTCGTTGAAATTCAAGGAACATCTGATAAGTGGAATGTTCCGGCAACAGCAACACCACTTCAAGACTTGATCGACACAAGACGTGATTTCGCAAAGAAGACAGGATATTCTCTGACAAGATTCTCTATGAATACAGAGACATTTGAGATGATTCTGAAAGCAGAAGACACAAAGAAACAGGTACTCGGAATTACTGCTTACAATGGCGGTATCAGAGTAAGACAGGCAGATGTTCTTTCTTATCTGAGAGAGTACGGAATCGAAATCGAGGTATACGACAAGATGTATGTTGATGAAGCTGGAACAACACAGTATTTCATCCCGACAAACATTATCTCTTGTCAGTCAGCAGGTGTATACCTTGGAGACTATGTATTCGGAAGAACACCAGAAGAGAGAAGCGGAGACCTCGCCGGAGGAAATCTGCAACTTGTTGAAACTGGTATTTCTGTCTACACATATGCAACAGAGCATCCAATCAATACTCATTGCGTAGTATCCATGATTGGTCTTCCATCATTTGAGGGAATGAATAGCGTTGTTGTTATGAAAGTAGCGTAAGAGGTGATTGGATGCTTGCGAAGAACATTATCAAAATGAACGGCAAGTGGTACAAAGCAGGAGAAGAAGTCCCGGAAGGAACTCCGGGGCTGTATTCTGAGAAAATGCAAATACCGGTAGAGTTTAAGTATAAGAAAACAGACATCAACAGAATGAGCACTGCTGATTTGAAAGAATTGGCAAGAGAACATGAAGTATCAAATGTTGACGATATGACTGGGCAAGATTTGAAAGAATACTTTATTACAAAGTTCAATCTGTAGATCGTGAGGTGCAGCTATGGCAATTGAAGACAGAATCTATGAGAAATCAGTAGAATACTTGTCTGATATTCCAGAGCTTGCCGATGAAAAACCATCAAAACTGTTAATCGGATTCGTGACTGAGAAATTTAAGCAGTGCAGAAACTATCCTCCGTCTTTTACGGATGCGAAGATAGAATCTGACATGGAAAAGCATTTGAATACAATCGCCATGGCTGTGGTTGACCTAAAAGCAAAAGAGGGAGCTGAGGGAGAAACAAGCCATAGTGAAAATTCAATCAGCCGTTCTTATGAAAATGCTTATGTTTCAAGTTCGATATTTAATGACGTGCTTCCGTATGTTCATTTTTTATAGAAGATTGTGCGTGACCAAAGCGGTGATTCTACCGGAATGGTCGCAGGGTATTAGCTAATTTGGTGGTGGGCAGCTAATGGAAATAAGAAAAAGGCAGGTAAATGATTGATGACTATTGAAATATCGACAGCAATCATTATAAGTGTGGTGTCAGTTGCTTTTTCCATTTTCTTCGGTTTGAAGAACAATAAACGTTCGGACACGAAAGATATCGAAGAAAGAGTTAAGCAGAACACAAAAATCAATATGAAACTTGATAACATATCTTCTTTGAGTGAGGACATCAAAAGTGAGATTTCTCAGATGAAAGATAAGCTTGATTCTCACAATGGAAGAATAATCAAACTGGAAGACGGTGTAAAGAGTGCACATCACAGAATTGATGCACTGGAAAAAAGAATGAATGGTGGTGAAGAATAATGGATATTTTTTCAATGGAAACCGTATTGGCGATCGTAGTTATTACTTATCTTGTTGGACTCGGAGCAAAGCTGTGTCCAAAAGTAAAAGATAATTATATCCCTGTGATTGTTGGTGTGGCCGGAGGAATTCTCGGAGTTGTTGGAATGTATGTAATTCCTAACTTTCCAGCAACAGACGTTCTTGATGCAATTGCAGTAGGAATTGTATCCGGACTTGCAAGTACTGGTGTAAATCAGATTCAGAAGCAAGTAAAGAAGGTGACCGTAAGTGAGGACACTGAACAGAAATAAGCAGAAAATGTACTACTCCTTGCAAGATGGTAGGTCTCCGGTATATATGACTGATGATGACGGGAATGTAAAGTATATCGAAGTGGATGGAGAACAAATCCCTGTTGAGTCAGGAGAGACTGAACCGCACTACACGGAACCTAAGTTATTCAGAGCGAATATCAATTCTACATTGACCGATACATTTATTCGGGCGTTTGGCATTGATGATTCCTCTGACAAGGCAACGATTGTCTGTGCAAAAGGAACTCTTCCATTGGCAAAAGGAGCACGTATTTGGCGCAATTCAGCCATTAAATACAAAGACCCGATAAATATGTCAAACGTGGATGAAAACTCCGCAGATTACGTTGTTAAGGATGTTAACGATGAAGCTATGCACGAAGATACATTCTTGCTTCAACGCTTGATTAAAGAGGGATAAGAATGAGCACAAAAATCAGTTTCGGATTATCACAAAAGAGCATTGATGAAGCAATCAAACAGATTGAAGCTTATCAAAAATCGCTTGATTCAAAGTTAAGCTTGTTCTGTGAAAAATTGATTGAGAGAGGACAGACTGTCGCAGTTGAAAAGCTGACAGAATCTCCGCTCGGAAAAACAGTGACTCTGAAAAGTGATAAGACAGAAGAAGAGATGGGATGCAAAGCGGTACTGATTGCCACTGGTGAAGTCAAGTATCCAGAGGGAAGAGAACCGTTCAATCTTCTGTTCGCTATAGAATTCGGAGCCGGTGTTCGTTACAACAGCATCCCAAACCCAAAAGCCGGAGAGCTTGGATTCGGTGTTGGCAGTTATCCGGGACAGACTCATGCTGCTGATCCGAACGGCTGGTACTACTTTGGTGATGATGGAAAATGGCATCATTCCTACGGTATCAAAGCAACTATGCCGATGTACAATGCAAGCCTTGAGATGATTAAATCCGTTTCAGAAGTAGCTAGGGAGGTGTTTGGAAGTGGATAATTCATGGGTTTTCGACTTAGAGACACACATCTTCTCTATTGTTCAGAAGAAAGTAGGAGATAAGCTGAAAAGTAAGTATCCGAACATTCGTTTCACGACTACTTCAAAACCTAAAGGCGTGACCGTAAAATATCCAACAGTTTACATTCGTGAATTGCCTGGTGCAGAAAAAGCACGCACTTTGGACGGTGAAGATATCAGCGGAATCTTGTATTCCATGCAAGTGGAAGTAAGTACAGATAAAAGTGTTAAAGAAGCTAAGGCAGTTTTGAAAGAGGTTGCCTTGGTATACAAAAACATGGGATTTGAAATTAATTCATTCCCAGAAGAGAGTGACGGAAACGAATATTACCGATGTGTAATGCGAGTAAGACGAACTCTCGGAAATATAGATGCGTTACACTGAGCCGAAAGGCTCTTTTTTATTGCCTAGATGGCAGAAATGGAGGTAAAAAATGGCTTCAACCAGTTATAAAGTAAGAGCTATTTACAAAGAACTTGATGATAGTGCGGATTTGTCAACAGTTGATTTTGCCGGAAGTTACAAACTGCTTCTGAAAGCAAAGTCAATGCCAGCTCCGGTGTCTGCACCAAACACAGTTGAATCAACAACTATGGAAGATGATGCACAGACATTTGAAATGGGTATTAAGCAGTCCGATGCAAAAGAGGTAACAGGGAACCTTGAAAAAGAGTACCTGGACAATATTGACAAACTTGAGAAGAAAAGAGTAGCTATCTTCCAGTTATATGGAACAGACGGTATCGGTGGCGTTGCGAAATATGCATACGTTGCACAGGTATCCGCTACTCCGTCAGACGTTGGTGGTGTCGATGAAATCTGTGAGATGACAGCAACCATCATTCAGAACACTGTCGCAAAGAAAGTGACAGACGAGTATACAATCGTTGACGCTGGAAACGGCACATTTACAGTAACAAAGGGGTAACACGTTCCGAGCAAGACAGGTCAGCGAATACTCGGAACGTAAAATTTGATTACGCTGACATTACAGAATAACAACAGGAACGGGCGCTCTTAGGGGCGCCCTTCCCATATAAAATTACGGGAAGGAATACAAAGACATGAAAACATTTGAAATTAATGGAAAAGAATATTCAGGGAAACCTTTTGACTTTAACCTTGTTTGCGACCTTGAGGACATGGGCGTATCAGTTGAATCCATGGAAGAGAAACCGATGAGCATGGTTAGAGGATATATTGCGCTGTGCATGGGAAAAAGACGTGCAGATGCCGGACTTGAGATTCAAGAGCATATTCTGAATGGTGGCACAATGGATGATGCAACCAAAGTAATGCAAGAAGAAATGGAACAGTCTGATTTTTTTCGCAACCTCAACAAGAGAGCGGAAGCGGAAGCTACAAAGAATCAGGAGAAGAAGAACACTGGCGGCAGAAAAACAGCAGCAGCGAAGTAAGATCGTATCGTTCTCAGCGTGAGTTTTTCACCTGTGAATGGTATCCGCAAGCAAAAAAAATGGGAGTTGGCTGGACAGAATTTTGGAGCATGAATCCTAGAATTATGAAAGCGGTATCTGCCGGATACGAAGAGCAACTCCTTGATATTGATTATATGAATTGGATGTCAGGGCAATATCTTATCAGTGCAATCAATACGTGCTTTGTCAAAGAAGAAAAGTATCTGAAGAAACCGATTCTGAAAACATTAATTGAAGAATCGCGAATGACTGAGGAAGAACGTGAACTTCGTGAGATGGAAGAGGAAATCAGAAAAATGGATGCTTGGATTGCAGCAGACAGGGCAAGAGGATTGCCGGAGACATCGATAAATTAGGATGGGTTCACCATCCTTTATTTTTTGTAAAAAGGTGGTGAAAACATGGGAACAGAGGTTGACTCTCTTGAGGTAAAAGTTGAAGCGTCGGCTAAGTCAGCAAATGCTAGTTTGACTAATTTGGCAAAGAGATTAGGTACTGTATCGCAACAGCTTCAATCTGTTTGCTCTTATCAACCAACAATAAAGGCACTTACTGGTAATCTTGAGGGCATTTCTAAACTTGATTTTAAAAATGTAAAAGCTTTAAAGAATGCTATTAAGACAATGTCCAAAGATATGGCGAAAATCAATGGACGGCAAATTAAAATCAGCGTAAACAAGCTTGGAGATGTAGAAAAAGCAGCAGAGAAAGTGACAGACCTTTCTCAAAAAGTTGCAGAAGCATCAAAAAGCATAAAAATTTCCGTTGATTCTTCTGAGGTTAATTCAGCAAAAAAAGCTTGCGATGAACTGAAAAAGAAAACTTCCGGTTTAAAAGCAAGTGCTCAGACCATCAAAAAGGCAAGCGGACAACTTGGTGCATCTGATGGTAAATCCGTATTGAGCGGAGCAGAAACGAGACAAAGATTTTCGAGCATCGTCCCAGATAAAGACAAAGGAATTGCTGAAGAAGAGACAAAAGAAGCGTCTAAGCTTTCAAAGATTCTTTCAGGCACTCAGAAAGTTTCAAAATCTCTTTCTAATACGTTCGGGAAGATGGGGAAAACAGTTGGTGGAGTGGTTTCTAAAGCGAGGGATCTCAAGAATTTGATTACCAAAACAAACAAATCTGGTGGTCAAATGTCAATGGGAAGAATGCTAGGAATGTCACTTGTATTTTCCACTGTGTTTTCAGCATTAAGCGCAATAAACAATGCAATCAAGGAAGGTTCAAACAACCTTGTTCAATACAGTTCTGATTACAATAAGAGCATTTCTGGTATTGTCACATCTCTTCTGTATTTGAAGAATGCTTGGGCGGCGGCTTTTGCTCCGATTATCAATGTAGTCGGACCGTATATTTCAGCATTTATTGATATGCTCGCCAATGCAATGAATAAGGTCGCGCAGTTCATGGCTGTATTGACTGGAAAAACAGCAGTGGTTCAAGCAAAAAAAGCATGGAAAGACTACGGAAAAACACTCACATCCACTGGAAGTAGTGCTAAAAAAGCTGGAAGTGATGCGGCAAAAGCAGCAAAAGACCTTGAGAACTATACTCTTGGAATTGATGAACTAAATGTGATCCAGCCGACAACATCAAGCTCAAGTTCAAGTGGTGGCTCTGACGGAAGTTCCGGTGCTTATACGGGACCAGATGTTTCTGAAATGTTTGAGACAACTGAACCGACTAAAGCTATTTCTGATTATGCTAAACGGCTCAGAGAAGCGTTCAAAGCTCAAGATTGGACTTCTCTAGGCTCAATCATGGCAGAGGGCGTAAATGCCGGAATGCAGAAATTGTATGACATTTTTGACTGGAATAAGCATGGGGAAAAGATTACTTATTTCTGCAATGCTTTTACCACAACAATGAATAGCCTTGTTGACAATATCGAATGGCCATTAATGGGAGCTACCGTTGCTGCCGGAGTGAATACGGTGTTCAATACTGCACAGCTTTTGATTACCGGGTTTAACTGGACGAATCTTGGAACAGGAATCGGAACAGCTATTTCCACAGGGATTCAAAACATTGACTGGGGAACGATAGGATACACTCTCGGAGCGTATTTTATGATTTCTTGGAACACTCTTGTCGGTGTACTGAGAGAGCTTAAAGGTGAAGACATTGGAATGGCGTTGGCTAATGCTTTTAACGGCGCACTGGACTCAATCAATCTTGGAACAATCGGAGAATCCATCGGAAGAATGGTTGCTCTTGTAATAGAATCAATCAGAACATTTATTCAGAATGCCAATTGGAAAGAACTTGGATCACAGATTATTGATGGAATAAAGAATGCTTTCAAGTTTGCTTCTGACGGTGGTGAAAATACAGGAATACTTGCATCTGTTATTGGAATCGGAGCAACAGGTGAAATCACAAAGAAAATAGCTGAAATTCTTCCAAAATTAGATGGAATGGCAGAAAAATTCAATAAAATAAAGGATGTAGCAGGAAAGTTAAACTTTAAATCTCTTATTACATTATATCCAACAACTTTATTGATTGTTGCCGGAATTACAATTTTAGCTGCTGAACTCATGGACTTGTGGAAAACTTCTGAGGGATTCAGAGATGCTGTAAAAAATGCTGTTGGGGAAATTGGAGATGCATTTTCTTTTGCGAAAAAAGAAATTTGGGATAACGGATTTAAACCACTTTGGGAGAACCTAAAAGAACTGTTTAATTCTATTTACGATTTATATGAATCAAGTGGAGCGAAAGAACTGTTCGAATCAACAATGATTGCCGCAGTTAAAGCAATTGGGGCATTACTTTCCATAATAATAAAAAGAATAGCACAAGTTGTTTCTACTATTACCGGAATGGTGAGTGGAGCAATAGAGATAATTCAAGGTTTAATTACATTTGTGACAGGTGCATTTACTGGAGATTGGGGAAAGGCTTGGAAAGGAGTAGAAGATATTGCGCTTGGATTTAAGCAATATATTTCATCTTTATTCCAATTGCTTTTCGGAACAATTACAGCGATTTTCTCACCAATTGCTCAGTGGTTCTCGAAAAAATTTCAAGATGCTCGAGACGGTGTAACAAAAGCATTTTCGGATGTTGGAAAATGGTTCTCAGCTAAGAATACAGACATCCAAAATGGAATGAAGAGCATAAGTTCTTGGTTTGGTACGAAATTTAAAAGCGCACGTTCATTGACAAATGCAGCCTTTTCAAACATCGGTTCTTGGTTTGGTCAAAAACGTGAGGATATCAAAACAAATATGCGGTCAATTGCTCAGTGGTTCAAGGATATCTTTAAGTCTGCCTACAACGGAATAACGTCAATTTTCGATAAGATTGGTGGGTACTTCAATACTGTAGCTGGATGGATTAAGTCACCTGTTTTGGGCGCAGTAAAAGCAATCGCTAAGGCTGTGAACTGGGTTTACGGAAAATTAGGTGGAGACGGAGATCTGATTAACGTCTCTGGACTTGATAACTACGCAATCGGTACAAACGGAGTCGCGAGAGATTCCTTTGGCGTTGTCAATGACCAGTCAGGAAATACCTACAGAGAGCTTGTCCAGTATCCGAATGGACAGACTGTAATTCCAAAAGGAAGAAATGTAGTTCTTCCGATGCCAAAAGGTACAAAGGTAATGCCAGCTGGTCAAACAGCAGCATTGATGGGAATTACTGGCGTGAAGAAGTATAAATCTGGAATCGGTAATTTCTTTGGAAGTACAGCAGACAAAATCAGCGATATTGCAAGTAACATTTTCAGTTACATCAAAGACCCGAAGAAGCTTCTTAAAGCGGCAATTGATAAATTCACAGATTTGACAGGAGCGCTTGAGCCTGGAATCACAATTGCGAAGACGGCAGTTAATTCACTGTTTGAAACAGCAGTTTCCAAAATCAAAGGATTCTTTGACAGTTTCGGTGCTGTTGATTACAGACCATCTGCCGGAGTGGAGCAGTGGAGAGGACTTGCGAAACAAGCTCTTTTACTGACAAATCAGTTCAGCGAATCCAATCTGAATGCCTTGTTAACTCAGATGATGCATGAGTCTGGTGGAAATCCGAACGCTATCAACAACTGGGATATCAACGCAATCAGAGGTATTCCGTCAAAAGGATTGATGCAGGTAATTGACCCAACATTCCGTGCAAATGCGATGGAAGGATTCAATACAAACATTTACGATCCACTGTCAAACATGATCGCTGCTATCAATTACACAGTCAAAAGATACGGAAGTCTGTATGCTGGATGGACTGCACGCGGATACAAAGGATACGCAAACGGTATCGGTACATTCAAGCTGTCTGATGTGGTCGGGAAATATTCTGTAGGTGGATTCCCTCAGAATGGTGAGCTGTTTGTGGCGAATGAGAAAGCACCTGAATACGTTGGAAGAATGGGAAATAGAAATGTGGTTGCTAACAACAATCAGATTGTGACCGGAGTATCCAACGGAGTTGCAGAAGCGAACAGAACCACAGAAAGACTCTTACAGAAGCTAATCGAGCAGAATGAGAGACTTCTTAGAAAGAATACATCACTGATGATGAACAGCAAGAAAGTAAATAAGGAACTGTCAAGAGGAAGTAGAAACTCTGGATACAGTTTCAGTACAACATAGGAGGTGCTAGGATATGTCAATTAAATTGAGCAATTTCATCATTGTAAATGGTCATCAATATCCGGCACCGAAATATTATCCAAATTTTCAAGTTACGACTGCTACAAATGCTGCTAGAAATGCGGCAAATAAAGTAGTCGGACAGAAAATGAGTCGTGATAACTATAAGATAGATTCATTGGAGTGGCCGTACTTAGATGCGGAAACTTGGTCAACAATGCTACAAGAGTTTGATAAGAATTTCTTTAGTAGTGTTCGATTTTGGGATATGGTAAATAATAAGTGGCGTACATTAACAATGTATTGCGGAGACAGGACGGCAGATGTGTTCAAGATAGACTCATCCGGCCGTCCTCTTGCTTATATTAACTGTAAAATGAATCTGATTGATGCGGGGTGGTAGGATGTACGAAGTATCAGATGCATATAGAGAATCAATGAAAAATCCGCTGAGAAATGCTTCTTACATGAAAGTAACACTTGGCGTTATAAATGATACAGCACAGAGTCAGGCATTGCTGAGTAATCAAAGCCAGTATGCCGAATTTTCTGATTTTGATGGAGTGTTTGAACAGAAAGAAGTTCAAAGCCAGTACGCAACCTATGAAAATAACTTTTGGTTACTTGATGGCTCTATGAGATTTCTCCCGGATGCAGCGTCTCAGTACGAACCTGTTGGAATTGTATCGAAAAACCTGTTTTCGAATAGTTTCTCGGTGAAAATGACATTTCAAGAGAGTGTTGATATTGCCGGATTAACTATAAAGTTTGCCGGGAATTATCCTAGTGAATTTAGCATAATCACATCTGACGGAACATCAAAGAGTTATTCGAACAGCAGTTTGAACTTTACGACAGATGATAGATTCGACAATACAACTTCTCTTGAGATAAAAGTCACTGCAATGTCCGCTACAAACAATCGTGTGCGTATTGAGAGTATTTTATTTGGCAATGCAGTAGTTTTTACTGATGAGGACATAATCAATGCAGAATCGACTTCTACGATGTCACAGATCAATGAGGACTTGCCGGAGATTAACTTCACGCTTACTCTTGATAATAACGATAAGAAATTCGATTACGACAATAAGGAATCAATTATCAATTATCTAAGGACAGGACAGGATGTAGTTGTTCAGATGGGATATGACCTCGACGATGGAACAACAGAGTGGATTTTGTTGCATACATTAAAGCTGAGTGAGTGGTCAGCCAGTGACGATGAAGCGAGCATTAAAGCCGTAGACGTTCTTCAACAGTTCGGTGATGGTGACTATTACCGTGGAGACTGGCACGCAAAAGGAATTACACTGTATGCTTTGGCAAATTATGTGATTGCTGATGCAATCGGTACTTATTCGATTCCTCAAGACAAGTTTTTTATTGACAAATACTTAAAGTCCGTAGAGGTCAGAAACCCTATTCCATTAGTGTCGCACAAAGAGGCATTGCAAATTATTGCTAATGCCGGAAGATGCGTTTTGACTGTGGATAGATATGGAAAAATCTGTATCAAGTCAGCATTCGACCCGGATGCAGAGACGACTTCTACTGAGACTGCATATTTCTCTGATGTTTCCAATGTGAATATTGACAATGAAAAGACGCGTTATGCGACATATGAAGATTCAATGTGGCAGCTCGGTAGCAGACCGCCGTTTCTTCCGAGGACTGGTGTTAAAGATGATGTAGGATTTGTTACAAAAGATATTGCTCCTAAAGGTGGAACGTTTTCGATACCTCCGCAGATTGTAAAGACGTTTGAGGTTCCTAGAAAAAGCAATGGAATGAAAATAAAAGTGTATTATATGTTCCCCCGTACGATGAGCATTAACACTTATCTGAAAGACCAGATTGTTGAATCTATCGGAATTTCTGATGGAAAAATCCACTATGCTGATGTGAAAACATGGACTACAGATCACCAGTTCAAGACGTTTGACAAGATGGTTATTGAGTTTGGCAGAATCAATGCAAATACAAGACTTGTGGTTGACTACATTGAACTCGGAGAAAACATCGATTACACAATCGAAAGAGATGATATGTATTCCAGTCCGACAATGAGCAAGCCGGAGAACATCAAGAGATTGAAAAATATCAGAACTGTGTACTCAAAGTCCAATACGGTTGAAGAGGTTCTTAGCGAAGAAGTAGAATGGACAAATGAGACTCTACTTTATACATTTGATGAACCGCATCATTCCTATACAGCATCTCTTGAAAATGCATCAAGTGGTCAAAGCGTTAAGATTTCGGATAGTGGAGCATATTTTGTCGAACTGCAACTTAGCGGAAATGACATGGGAAAGAAGGTTCAAGTCATCGTTAACGGTAAAAAATTCAATCAGTCAAACGCTTATTCCGTTGCGGAAATCAGTAATTACGGCATTGAAAAAGATTGGAGCAATCCGCTGATATCAGATAAACAGTTGTGCGATAAAGTTTGCAAATGGGTTGCTGACTATTACAATCCAGGCATTGACTACTCTATTGATTACCGTGGAGAACCGGCACTTGATGCAGGAGACACAATCTATCAAGAAAACCGTGACGGAGAAATGGTCAAGACAGTAGCGGAAAGCGTGTCGCTGACCTATGACGGAACTGTAAGTGGAACGCTTGAAACAAGGAGGTAATAGCATGGCATCATTTTCCGAACCTAGAACTGATTGGAATGCGAATTCCTTTTTCAGTTATGGAGCATATAACAGAATCAAGAACAACATACAATATCTGATCGACTTGTCTTTTGAGTTGTTCCCGGAATACGAATATGAAAAGATGGGCGATGATAAGACATATTCCGATTTCCCGTATGCAGATGAATTCAATCTGATTGAATTGAACTTGAAGCTTTTACATGACAAGTCGTTCGGTTTTGTAAAATACACATTCTCAGACATGAAAAACTGGTATCCAAATCAGCAGACACCGTCTTATGAGGATATGAATAGATATGAACAGATGACTGTTGATTACTACAATGGTTTGAACAGCATCAAGGAAAACAAGAACAAGCTCGGTGATATCAAGCTTGGAATGAAGTTATAGGAGGTATCGTTATGGCATTAAGAACTGATTTTAAGGACAGCGTATTAAAAAATACATCTGGTAAGAGACAATATAAAATGACAAACAATAGTAATAACACAGTTTCTTTCACTGATGTTACTGAGTACTCTCAAGAAGGTAGCCCATATGGAGCAAAAGAAGTTAATGAAGAAAGGGAAGCTATTAATTCTGTTATAGTGCCTAAAACAAGAACTGTCGAGGGTAGGTATCTAACTTGTAACATTACGGAAGCAGGAGCTGTAACATGGTTTAGAATTTCTAGCAATACGACATCAAAACTTACAAATGGAACTGAATATAGACCGTTTACTGTGACACCAGCGCCTCTGTTCGGAGTATTCCGCAGGATCTACATCAATGATTCTCTCGGTTTTATTTTTAAAATTACAACTAGCGGACAAGTTAGCATCACTCCATTCGGCGGAGATATTCAAGTTGGAGTAGGAATTAATGTGTCTGAATTCTTTATGACATCGAGGGAGTGATGTTATGAGAACATTAAAATTCAACGTGAAAGAGCAGAGGATACGCATATCTATTGTTTAAGGAGTGAGAATTATGGCATTGAAAGCAGAAGATGTATTGGCGATTGTCAATGAAAAAATAAAGAATCCTGTCACTCAAGAACAAGTGACAACAGCTGTCAATGAGTATCTGAAAGAAAATCCAGTTACCGCCGGAACAGCGAATTACGACCCACAAACAAGAGGAATCACGATTGAGTAAGGAGGTACGACATGGCAACGAGTGATATTGGAAAAGCTGCATTTTTAAATGTAAGGAACAATAAAACGGGTGAAATCGAAAAGAAAACCCTCATTCCTCCGGCTCCGTCTGATGGTGATTTGGGTGGAATTTCGGAAGAAGAGTTGGCGCAGATTACAACAAACAAAGAAAAAATTAGTGCATTAGGTGAAGAGATAGGAAATAAAGCTCCTGCAATAATAAAAAAAGCATCAGGAAAAACTATCATTATAGATGATTCTTCTAATCTTCCAATAAAGATGTTGTCTGGAACAGGAAAAATCATAATTACAGGAAAGAATATTCTTAATACAGAAAAGAGAAATGAATACATTCCATTCGAAGCAAAAGCTGGTACGCTATTTACACTTATCACCAACGGAGAATTGAGTGACGGCGGGAATATCAAACTTATAGATGAAAATGATGAAATCAAATGGTTTAGTATAGATAAAGGGAAGACAAGAACTTCTGTAAAAATTGCTAAAAATATAAAAGGGTATGTAAATCTTCTTGTACTAAAAGATGGACTGAAATACTGTTTTTCTGTTGGGAAAAATGATGAATACGAAGAGTACATGGAGCAAGTAATCACTGCCCCAGTTGATAGCGAGCAATTAAAAGCAATTCACACAAATTACCCTACAACCGTGCTGACATCAGAAAACGAAATATCTGTTGAGTATGTAGTGGATACGGAAGAATATATAGGAAAGAGAGTTCCAGAAGAAAAGTTAGAGCAAATAGATAAACTAAAGGAAGATTTAGGTAATGTCGAAGATAGTGTTCTTGGAACGCTCAAGGAAACTGAAATTGACGCATTGACTTTAATATCGTCAACCAAAACAGAAAATGGATATATCACACCAGGAAGAATAAACAATGGTATTTATGCGGCAGATAAAAATAACATGTTGTACTGTTTTTTTCTAAATAACGGTGGAAAATTCAAAGCCGAAAATCTTTCGAGTGACTCGTATGGGAATCCTACAAGATGTTGGCGTGCTTTTTCTGGTGTGAACGGAACAACGGATGAATTACTTGCAGAATATAGCGACCAAGTGCAAACATCCGGAAGAACTGGAGTTTCAACAGGTGGGTATATTACATTTCCGCATGATGTAAAAATGGTTGTATTTGCACATGCGAACAGTGATAAAAGTACGATTTCAATTAAAAAATTAGAGGACAAAAGAGACGGTGGAATCAAAGCAAGTGTAGATAATGCACTAAATGACATTGAACAGTTAAAAGTTGATGTAAAGCCTAATACTTCTGTTTTTGGTGGACGATTACTGAATGAGAACACATATAAAACAGGTATTGCAGAAGCATCGGTTGCGTCAACTACTTCCAGCATAACTGATGGTGTAATTGTTTCAGCACTTAAAAATGACGTTGCTAACGCTGAAATTTCGGAAATTTTTCGATATTCTGTACCTATGAAAATTGCAGGTGATACTTTCCCCAAATATAAAGCTGTCACTTCTGGTTTGCCGATAAACTTAGGTTATAGGATTGAGTTTTATTTTTCTGGGAAAGAATTTGAAGTAATGATTCATGGAAACTCAGCTTTGACGGTATGTATTGATGAATACAGCATAACAAGCGACTGTATACAAATGCCAAGTGACGGAAACGTATATTATCAAAAAGTGACTTTCCCAAGCGAAATTGAACATAAACATATTTCAATTTATATTGACGGAGTATTTCGTGGAATTAAAACAAATGGTGCAGTCGAGAAATACAATGCTAATAGATTGAAAATTATAGCAGATGGCGATAGTATCACGGAGTCAACGTCGATTATTGGTGGCGGAGAAGCTGTTATAAATTCATGGATTTCAAAATTGTCGAAAGTGTTTGACTATGATTTATTGGATGTCGCTTTTGGCGGAACTGGTTATCTCAATAATGGCACTGGTAGAGTAAATATGGTAGATAGGTTTGAGGATAATGTAGCAAAATATAATCCTGATATTCTTATCTCAATGGGCGGGTTGAACGATAGCTATTCGGATTTAAGCGCACTTGAAACAGCAATCAATGAATATTGGAATAAGGTATCAAAATTAGGGTGCAAAGCCATTTGCGTAACTCCTTTCAATCCGCAACCAACCATTATGCAAATAAGTGAAGCTTTCTTACCAATCTTGCAGAAAACATGCGCCAAATATGGTATACCGTTGATTGATACGGCAAGAGGCATAACTTATGATTCTACTGGAAGCATAATCACAGACAACACCAATGGATACATTAAAGGTATCATCAACAGTAATAATCATGATGCTTTTATTGGGTCTGATAACACACACTTAACGTTAAAAGGTCATGAATATTTTGCAAAAAGAATGGAAAGTGAAATGTACAAATTAACTAGGATTGATAAGTATTTTAATTAACTAAAGAGGGCTATAGTTTATCAAGAATGCGTATATGGAAATCAGAGCAAGACCGAAAGGTCTTATTTTTATACTTAAAACAGAGAAAAGAAAGGAGAACAGCATGACAGAACAGACGGTAAAAGAAATTATTAAGAGTTTCGCCTACGGACTTTCAGCAAAGGAAATCTCTGATAACGAAGGGACTTCACTGGAAACTATGGAGAAATTTGCAGAGGAACACGCAGCGGAGATTGAGCAGAAGAAAGCAGAACTGAAAGAAGGTGGATGGTATGAGTAATCTGATTATTGACGTATCTTATCATAATGGAGTTATCAACTGGGAAAGAGTCAAGGCGTCAGGTTGTGCCGGAGCTATTCTTAGATGTGGTTACGGAGACGATATCGCATCACAGGATGATAAACAGTGGATCCGCAACCTTGCAGAGTGCGAAAGACTTGGAATCCCGGTAGGAGTCTATCTGTACAGCTACGCAACTTGTGACAGACAGGCACAGAGCGAGCTTGCTCACATTTTAAGACTGATTAAAGGTCATACCTTCCAGTTACCTATCTTCATTGATGTTGAGGAACCAGGCACACAGGGATACGCACCTAAATGCTGTGAGATTGTCTGCGAAGGACTTAAAGCAGCTGGATATACTCCGGGAATCTACGCATCCTTAAGCTGGTTCAACAACTATCTTGGCAGTGTTCGCGGAAAATATGTTGAGTGGATGGCAAGATACAAGAATCTTCCGGAAGATACATACAAAGGTCAGTATGCTATTTGGCAGTATGCTTCTGATGGACAGGTAGATGGAGTCAGTGGAAGAGTAGATGTCAACCATTGCTATATGGAGTTCGGTGGAACTGTTCAGCCTGTTACACCGTCAGCACCATCTAAGCCGGTAGAAAAGAAAGACTTAGGACAAGTCGATATTACATATCAGGCTTATACTACTAAGTGGTGGCCGGCAGTAACGAACAAAGCGGATTGGGCTGGAAAAGGTGATGATGTTCCAATCAAGTGGCTTGCTATCAAGGTCAGCAAAGGAAGTATTCGCTGTCGAGTATACACAAGAAAGAACGGTTGGCTGCCATATCTTACATTCGGCAACAGCTATGATCTGAATGACAAGAAGAATGGAATCCTCGGAGATGGTTCAGAGATTCTTGCAGTTGAGCTGTACTACTTCACACCGGATGGATATAAGTACAAGATGGTTCACTACAGAGTCTCTGTACAGAACAACAAGAACTTCTACGCAGATCAGGTCGATACACTGAAAGCAAGTGGCATGGACGGATATGCCGGAGACAAATACAGATTCATTGACAAGTTCCAGGCTTGGATTGAGTAAGACTACAACTGTTCTAAAAAGCAAAAATCCCGGGTGAAATTCCCGGGTTCTTTTTATTTCTTTTTATTGTTATTCTTTCTTGTTTGACCAGTCATTGTGTAACCGTTCTTACTTTCGCATGCGGCTTCACGACCTCTTTGCAAAGCAATATTCAAAGAAGCAAGGTCAGGCATTATATTATCTTCATTGGCAAGCTCACCTCTTGCCTTTTCCATAAGGAAGTTGTCGTAAACAGCTTGACAGATATTCACTCTCGACCGCATAGAGCAGTGATTGTTAGCTGTCAGCATATTTAATTGCTCGTGCCATGAGGAACCAGTATCTCCGAACATACAGTAAGCCATTTGACGAATATCTCGCTCAGTGTAGTTTGCGTTTATGTAAGCATGAATACAGTCAACCATCTTTTCGATTTCTGTATCTTTTTCAATAGTTAAGAATTTGTCCGGGTATCGGTAGCTGAGAATGTACTTTTCCATGTTTAATCCTAGCACCGAAAACCATTTCTCAAGTGTTCTGTAACCAGGCTCACCTATTCCGGATTCCCAGTTCTGAATTGTAGTGACTGACTTTCCGAGAGCTTGAGCCATTTGCTTTCTTGTTTTTCCGGCATCTGTTCTTGATTTTGCAAGCATGTTGCCAAAATTCTGTGCTCTTTCAATCTCAGATGACATAAAAAATTTTACCTCCTTTTTGCCATTTCGCAACCAAAAAATTGTGTGTCCAATCCAAAAAAATAAAGACATAATATTTTACGTCTATTTTTCACGGATGCGAATAAAAAATTTAATGCATAATTATAAAAATTTTAGTAAGTACTTTTTCCCCCGTTTCCGCTATAATAAAAACAAATTTTAAAAACGGAGGGCAAACACATGAAAGAATTTTTAAACACTATTGCATACTTATTATCTGTGAGACCGATTATTGGTGAAACTGAGTACATGAGACAGTTGTCCTCATATGTTGGAACGATTGTCCCGGAGTCAAAGTCAGACCAATTTGATCGATTTCCTCTTGCATCTTACACCAGTGCTGACAATCTTGCAAGTGATATCTTCAAATTTATTGATGATTAATTCTTAATAATCGTTATTCGGTTCTCTTATAGATGGGTCAGGGGTGATTTTTATGGATGAGAAAGAGAGACTGAGATTGCAACTAATAGAAATGATCGTTAAAATAGAAAGCGCAGGCACAATAGAGTACCTGCACACATTCGTTAAACTTTTTTTAGAAGAGTGGGGTTAGTCCTCGCTCTTTTTATGCGATAGCATATAATTTATTAAATTCATAATTATTTCTTGTTCCTCTTTATTCAATAAAGAGAATTTGTTATAAAATCCAAAATCTTCTTCAGCGATTTCTTTTGAAACCTTAGCTTTACCTTCTGTTTCATCACCATCAAATCCCATTAGCCATGATTCGGTTACTCCAAGAGCCATTGATAATACCATAATTTTATCTTGACTCGGCTCAACTTTTCCGGAAACATATTGGCTTATATTAGACTTGTTCATTTTTACGTTATATTTTTCGCAAAATGGCAATGTTTTATTCAGTATATCAATTTGCTTTAAATTTTGTTTTTCCATTATTTCTTTTAACCTAATAGAAGAACTGCTTATTTTCATTTGTAACACCTCCTTTCCGATAAATAATATAACACTATTTGAACAAAAGTTCAATACGTAAAACTAAAAAGTTAAAAAAGTTGAACAAAAGTATTGACATACTGGAATTGCAATGATATGATTTAAGAAGTTCAAGATATTGAACTAGAAAGGAGATAAAAAGATGTCATTTGATTACAGCAAACTAAGAGGAAAAATCGTAGAAAAATACGGAAGTCAGACTGAGTTCGCAAAGGCTATGCAGTGCTCAGAGCGCACATTATCGCTGAAACTAAACGGAAATGTCATGTGGAGACAGGATGAGATTTGCAGAGCTATTGAAGCTTTGAATTTATCAGAAAGCGATATTCATGACTATTTTTTTACGATGAAAGTTCAAGATTCTGAACTTTAAAGAAAGGAGAAAAAATGGTTAAGTCAAAGGGTTACAAAGACAAAGATGGAGAAACAAAGACATTGAGAGACTGTGTTGAGATATACGCACTTATGATTTGTGAAGACATCGAAAATGGAGAAGGAATCGAAAGGACTCTACAGAAGTGCAAAGCCCTTGATTCCATCGTTGGAGCACTGACTGCTATCAGTAACTAGGATGCTTAAATGGGTTCTTAATTACATCGACAGAGTTTTCTCCGGTAGGAAGTTCTTTGATGATTTCAGAGTAGTATTGGTCGTACATTTCCTTGAACTCATCGAAAGAACCAGTAAATCCGCAACACTTAGCTGTTGCATAGGAAGAAGCAAGTTGATTATTATCCATTTCAAATTCACCTCCTTGTGTCAATTTAAGTAGATTATAACACAGAAAAATATATTTAGAAAGGCGATACAAGATGAACGAAATTAAATTATTTACAAATAAAGAATTTGGTGAAATCAGAACAATGAATATTGATGAAGAACCGTGGTTTGTTGGAAAAGATGTGGCAGAAGCACTTGGATATGCCGAACCGAGAAGTGCTGTATCTAAGAAAATTGATGAAGCAGACAGAGGTGTTGCTGAAATGGAAACACCTAGTGGAAAGCAGAATATGACCATTATCAACGAATCCGGCTTATACGCTTTAATCTTCGGAAGTAAGCTGGAATCAGCTAAGAGATTCAAACACTGGGTTACATCAGAAGTGCTTCCGGCAATCAGAAAGACTGGTGCTTATCAGAAGCCAATGACAACCGATCAGAAGATTCAGTTGCTTGCTCAGGGGAACATAGAGCTGACAGAAAAGATTGAGAAAGTCAATGATGACTTGCAGGAGTTTAAAAAGGATATGCCTTTACTTGCGCTGGAATGTCAGAAGATTACAAGAGCGAAGAACCAGAAAGTCGTTCCACTTATGGGTGGCAAGAGTGCTCCGGCTTACAAGAACAAGAGTCTGATGCACAAAGTATACAGTGATGTGGATGCACAGCTCAGAAGAGAATTCGGTGTGAATACTTATAAGGCAATCAAGCGGAACCAATGTGATTTAGCTGTCAGAATTATTGAATCATATAAACTTCCAATGTTCTTACAGAAAGAAATTGACGCTGAAAACGCTCAGATGCGCCTGCCAGTATAGGAAGCGTAGGGTGAATGAAATGAAAGAACAGGTTTACGAATATCTTATCAGCTTCATTTCAGATGTCGGCTATCCACCAACAGTAAGAGAGATTGCAGATCACTTCCATATAAGCACTAGCACAGCAAGATATTATCTGAATGACTTGGAAAAGCTGAGACTCATTGAAATGCATGGTGTTCCAAGAGGAATCAAAGTGATCGGTTACAAATTTGTAAAGGAATGAGGTGTTAAGCGTGAACGAGAAAGCAAAGCGGATTGAAGAAAGACTTAAGGAACTTGGAATCAATTCAATCGAAGAACTGAATGCAGCTATTAAACGTGAGTCGCTAAACATTTCACTGATGGTTTGCAAAGCAAGGGAGTAGGTGTGGAAGTGTTAGATGGAATTGATATCAAGAGAAAGAAACTCGAAGTAATTGATATCCGCAGAGAACTTCCAGTAATGAAAGAAGATGAATCTGACAATGACCTGACACCATTTCTTGTAGGAGTTATATCAGTAGCAATCCCACTGCTTATGACAGCGGTATGGGCTATATGCGGATATTAAAAAGAGTGCCATAACAAAGGCGGCACCCTTCTGGCACTCGGATATAAAACCAACTTAATAATAGCATAGGAGGAGAAATGAAACAACCAAAGAAACTTTCATTGTGGCAAAAGAAGTGTTTAGCAGCACATTATCTGAACGCAAAAGACTGGATGCTTCTTGAGGAAGCAGAATTCTACTTGAAGATTATCAATAAGTACACGAACAAGACGAAGAGCATCGATAAATTTAGGAGATGAACAATGAAAACAAGAGGACTTACCGAAGAAGAATCAAAGATCGTGTCTGCTGCTGGATTAGAACCGGAAGAATGGGAGTGTGCATTAGAAGATTTTGCATACTTACATATAATAAGGAAGAATTTCGAAAACAGAGTAATTATCGACAAAGAGAAAGGAGTGCTTATCAGATTTGTATAAATGTGATGATAACTTTGAACCAGAAGAACCTGATGTAGAATGCACTTGTTGCGGATGTAAACTCGATGATGGAGATTACTTCTATTGCATATCGGGAGAAATATTATGTGAGGATTGTTTAAACGATCAGTATAGGAGGATTGTATGAACGAGATTGTAAAAGTAACTATTCCAATGGGAACGCTCATGGAATTGCTGAGAAAGGAAGCGGAACTCATGGTATTGAAAGACCATATTAGTGCTGAAATCGAATCAGAATCAAGTGATTATATTGATAAAAAGAAAATCGCAAGTATTTGTTCTATTCCATTCAATAAGGAAGACGAGGGAGGGGAATTCTGATGGCTGGATTATCAATTCCACAAAGCGAATATAGAGCGCATCCGGCAATCAGTAAATCAGACTTGTTCAAGATTACAAAGTCTCCACTTCATTTTAAATGGTCAATGGAGAACAAGGAAGACAAAACAGCAGCACTCGTATTTGGAAGTGCGTGCCACAAGTATATTCTTGAGCGTGATGATTTTGACAGTGAATTTGCTGTTGCTCTGAACGTAGACAGACGAACAAAAGCTGGTAAAGAAGAATATGCGAAGTGGTTAGAAGAAAATGAGGGGAAAGACGTAGTTTCTTCTGATGACATGGAGAAAATAAAAGCCATGGCAGAAGTGATCGATTCCAACAAGTTTGCAAAGAGACTTCTTTCCGGTGAACATGAAAAGTCATTTTTCTGGACTGATGAACAGACAGGAGAAGAGTGCAAGTGCAGACCGGATGATATTACCATTATTGGAAATCAGCACATCCTTGTTGACTATAAAACTACGGACAACGCAGAAACAGAAGCTTTCAGAGCAACGGCTATCAAATATGGATATGATCTGCAAGCCGGAATGTACTGCGAGGGGTACAAAGCGAACACTGGTGAAGATGCGATATTCATTTTCGTGGCACAGGAAAAGAAACCGCCGTATGCGATCAACATTCTTCAAGCTGATGAATACATGATGATTGAGGGAAAGAACTTGTTCCACGATTTAATGGAAATATACCATAACTGCAAGGTTACTGACAATTGGTATGGATACATGGGCGAAACCGGGGACGTACAGAGTCTTGGATTGCCAAAATGGTTACAGAAAGAATTTGAATAGGAGGATAAACAACTATGTCAAACAATGAAGTGAAAGAGTATCAGGTGGGAGCACCTACAATGCCACTGGCTGATACGTCAAAAATAAATCAGGGAACCGTTGCTATTGAGTCAAGCAGAGCCATGGTGGAAGCACAGGGAAAGCTTCTGTTGGCGAAACAGTTTCCTAGAAACTACACACAGTCTTACACCAAGGCGATTGAAGCGTGTCAGAGAAAAGGATTTGCTGAAAGTGCATTCTATTCTTATCCAAGAGGAAAAGATACTGTGACAGGAGTTACAATCAGATTTGCTGAGGAGCTTGCTCGCTGCTACGGGAACATGGATTACGGTATTAAAGAGCTTTCACACGAAGATGGACGTTCGGAAATGCAGGCCTACGCTTGGGATTTGGAAACGAACACTATTTCCAGTCAGAACTTTACTGTTGAGCATATCAGGGAGACTGGATATGGGAATAAAAAGCTCACATCTCAGCGTGATATCTATGAGAAGACCGCAAACGATGGAGCAAGAAGACTCAGAAGCCGTATCCTTGCGATTTTGCCACCTGACCTTATCGAAAACTGTATCAATGAGTGCAAGAAGACTCTCAGGGGAGAAGAGAGCTTACCACTGTCTGACAGAGTAAGAACACTGGTTGCGTACTTCTCTAAGAAAGGCGTGACACAGGAAATGATTGAGAAACGTCTGAACCACAAAGTTGAGACAATGACTTCTGACGAACTTGTTGAATATACCGGAATCTATAACGGTCTGATTCACAAAGAAACAACCGTCTCAGATTGGTTCGAGCAACCGAAGACAGCAAGTCAGATATCAGAGTTAATGAAAGAGGAAGAAGAGAACGAGAAAAAGGGTGATAAGTAATGGAATATCATGTGACTGTTAAAGGGTTTAAAAGCGGATTAAATGAGCTTTTGGGTGGAAGAATGTACGATCACCGGACAAAGAAGTATCGAAATTCTGAAAAGAGCAAGAATGATGCTATATGTGCTAAGTACATTAAATTGAGCAAGGATTTGCGCGGAGTAAAAATTGATAGGCCTGTAATTATTCACTACGAATTTTATTGTGAGAATAAGATGCATGACAGAATGAACGTTGCGTCAGCTTTTATAAAATCATTTGAAGATGCTTTACAGAAGTGTAGAGTCCTCAAAAATGATGGATGGGATGATGTACTTACTCCAACACTAGCATTTGATATTGACAAGCAGAAACCGAGAGTAGAAGTGACAATTGAAGAGGTAGAAGAATGAACAATGTAAGTTTAGTTGGAAGACTTGTCCGTGATCCAGAAGTGAGATATGGACAAAATGAAAGTGTTTCAGTAGCAAAGTTTTCACTGGCAGTTGAAAGAAAATGGAAGAGAGACGGTGAGCCTACAGTTGATTTTATCAATTGTACAGTGTTTGGGAAATCAGCAGAATTCACAGAGAAATATTTCCGAAAAGGAATGAGAGTTGCGATTACTGGAAGAATTCAGACTGGCAGTTACAAAAACAAAGATGGACAGACTGTCTTTACGACAGAGATTATCGTAGAGTCACAGGAAATCGCTCAGAGTAAATCAGAGAGTAATGAACACAGCAATGCAGAAGTTGGAAAATCACCATATGGTTCTAGTGGAGACGATTTTATGTCTATTCCTGAAGGCGCTGAAGATGAACTCCCGTTCTCATAAGCCGAAAAAGTGTTGCCATCCAGATTGCTTTAATTGTCCGTATTCCGATTGTATATGGGACGAACTTACGTCAAGCGATATGTCAGAGACTAATAATCGAGACTATCAATTTTACGAAGAGTCAACAGGTGAAAAGTATCATAAAGGTACGGACAATGAATACAGAGCAGAGAGAGAAAAGCTGTACAGGAAAGAGCATCCGGTCAAAAGAGATCGTTCTGAATACAATAAGCAATATTATCTGAAGAATAAGGAAAGGATTAAAAAGAATCGTTCCAGTTCTTATGACACTGATTGCAATACGAAAAAATGTAAAAAGTGGAGAAAATCTCACATGGAACACAAGAAAGAATATGACAGAAAGAGATATTTAAAAAGAAAGGCAGAATTAAAGTCAGGGGGAGCTTGATTTGGGAGAGAGAAGAATGTTTACGAAAAGAATCACAGAATCAGATGAATTTTTGGGAATGCCTAGCAGCTCTCAGATGCTTTACTTCCATCTTTCGATGAATGCTGACGATGATGGATTTGTTAGCAATCCACGGAAGATTCAGAGAATGTGCGGTGCTTCAAATGATGATTATGACTTGTTAATTATGAAGAGATTCATTCTGACATTTGAAAGTGGTGTTATCGTAATCAAGCATTGGAGAATGCATAACTACATTCAATCTGACCGATATAAGCCAACCGACTGCATTGACGAAAAGAAAATGCTTGGGTTGAAAAAGAACAAGGCTTACACTCTTGATGAATCTCAGATGGATAAGAGATGCATCCAGGCAACTGACAAGATTACATCTGATAGAGAAATCGAACAAATTGAGGAAACAAGCAGTCAGATTGAGCCAATCAAAGAAATCATATCGTACTTGAATATGAGAACCGGAGCAAGATACAGATATCAAACTCAAAGCACTCAGAATCATATTAGAGCAAGACTGAATGAACATTTCACTGTTGATGATTTCAAAGCAGTGATTGACAAGAAATACGCTGAGTGGAACGGGACAAACATGAGCAAGTTTTTGAGACCAGAGACATTGTTCGGGACTAAATTTGAGAGTTACTTAAATCAGAGTGTATCTACTGCAAATTCTGCCAATGGAAAGATTTCTGAATGGAGTGATTTACGGACATGACAAAAAATGAAACAATTCAAATCATAATGATGATTCAAGCCACGTATCCTCAATGGGATGTGCAAGACAAGCAATACACCGTCAATATGTGGCAGAAGATATTCGAAGAAGAAGAATACAGTGTCGTCGAGCAAGCTTTAATGGCTTACATCAGATCAGACACAAAAGGTTTTGCACCAGTCCCAGGACAATTAATGGAGAAGATTCAGTTCATTACTCAACCAAAACAGATGAACGAAGTAGAAGCGTGGTCGCTTGTCAGCAAAGCACTCAAAAGATGCGGGTATTATGCTGATGAAGAATTTGAGAAACTTCCGAAGCTTGTTCAGAAAGCAGTTGGCAGCCCTAGTCAGTTAAGAACATGGGCAATTGACAAAAATTACAATGAACAGGTAGCTAGCTCAAACTTCATGCGATCTTACCGAGAAGAAGTGAGAAACGAAACACTGTTCGGTAAGATGAGTTTAGTTATCAGAAATGCCATTACAGATAACAGAAATGTTGGAATGATTGAAGAGAAAGGATAGAGAATATGAGTGAAGCTATTAAATCATACAAAGGATTCAACAAAGACATGACTTGCAGAGGTTTTCAGTATGAGGAAGGTAAAGAATATGAAGAAAGCAATGCATTAGTTTGTGAAAATGGATTCCATGCTTGTGAATATCCGTTGGATTGCCTTAGTTATTACAGTCCTTCGGAAAGTGTATATCATGAAGTTGAACAGAGTGGAAAGCTTTCGAAAAAATCAGACGATACCAAAGTTGCATCAACAAAAATTAAAATTGGTGCAAAACTTAGTATTGCAGGATTAGTAGAAGCGGCTATTGAATATACGAAAGAAAGAGTAAAACCAGAAGCGGATTCTGATGATTACAAAGGAGCATCCTCAGCGACAGGAGACTACGGAGCATCCTCAGCGACAGGAAACTACGGAGCATCCTCAGCGACAGGAAACTGTGGAGCATCCTCAGCGACAGGATACTGTGGAGCATCCTCAGCGACAGGAAACTGTGGAGCATCCTCAGCGACAGGAAACTGTGGAGCATCCTCAGCGACAGGATACTGTGGAGCATCCTCAGCGACAGGAAACTACGGAGCATCCTCAGCGACAGGAAACTGTGGAGCATCCTCAGCGACAGGATACTGTGGAGCATCCTCAGCGACAGGAAACTGTGGAGCATCCTCAGCGACAGGAAACTGTGGAGCATCCTCAGCGACAGGATACTGTGGAGCATCCTCAGCGACAGGAAACTACGGAGCATCCTCAGCGACAGGAAACTGTG